AGGGAGATTCTAATCTGACTTGGAATGGTTCAACTTTTGATATTGGGGGTGCTTTAACAGTTGACGGAAATACCACCCTCGGCGACGCATCTGGCGATACCGCTACCATTAATGCTCAAACTATTGTGCTAGCTAATGTGGCAGCTGGCACGGACAACACAGTTCTCGTTTACAATGGCTCTTCGATCGTCACTGACGAGATTGATTCACGGGTGTGGGGGTCGACATTAGTAGATGGAACTAACGGCACCAACACTGAGATTGCTATCTTTACCGATAGTAATTCGGTTGAAGGAGATTCAAACTTAACTTGGAATGGTTCGACCTTTGATATCGGAGGCGCTTTAACGGTTGATGGCAACACCACTCTTGGAGACGCTAGCGGCGATAGCGTCACCATTAATGCTCAAACGATCGACTTGGCGAATGTTGCTGCGGGTACAGACAATACGGTCTTGGTCTACAACGGTTCCTCAATTGTTACCGATGAAATTGATTCAAAGGTTTGGGCCGGTAATCTGATTGACTATACGGGAACTCCTGTTAATAATCAACTGGCAATCTGGACGGATACGGATACGGTTGAGGGAGATTCTAATCTAACCTGGGACGGCTCGAGCCTTACTGCTACCGGCAGGCTAAACGCCTCCACCGCTGTTCAAACACCGCTTCTAGAATATACTGACGGCACCGATGCCCTAAATATAGTTTCTGACGGTACCATTAGTTTCGCCTATGGCAATGTAGGCAGCCCATCGGTACAAACTACTGGTCTTGAAGGCGACGGAGATGGCGAGTGGACAAAAATTTTGACACACGGGTCACTATCTGGTTATCAGACTGCTAACGTGGTCGCCCTGGTGACGCTGAACCCCATGGCCTACTCCGCCGGCGGCGGCGTTGGAATGCATTGGGAGTTTTTGGTAACCGCAAGATGGGGACGCAATGGCGCCAACGGCACCGTGTATACAAACTTTACCGACGTTACAGTGGAAGCTATCAACAGTGATGCTCTCGATGGTTGGGACCCGACGTCGGATATTATTTTAACTTACAATAGTATTACGTCGGCAGAGGTGTGGATTAAGGGGCTGTCCAACTACACCTCCTGTGAGGTGTCGATTTTGGGGGGGACCTCAATGAAACCCGCCTCGGGGAACGATTCCACTTCTTGGCAGGTAGCCCCCTATGGTGCCTCTACTTGGGCCACTTTCTCTAGTCTGGGAACCGATGTCTATGGAACGTGGGTTTCTAAAACACTTGACGAGTTGACAGTTGATGGAAACACCACTCTGGGCGATGCGTCTGGCGATAGTGTAACTATTAATGCTCAAACAATTGACTTGGCGAACGTGGCCGCAGGAACCGACAACACGGTATTGATCTATAATGGTTCGACGGTTTTAACGGACGAAATCGATTCTCGCGTCTGGGGGTCAACTTTGTTGGATGGGACTAACGGTACCAATAATGAACTTGCTATTTTTACAGATTCAAATTCCGTTGAAGGAGATGCCGACCTGACTTGGGACGGCTCTACGCTTGACGTTGGTGGGGATCTAACTGTATCTACAGCCGGCTCTTCAATTGCGCAGGAATCTTGGACCGGTCTGAGTTTCGCGTCATATTGGCAAGACTATGATAACAGTGCTGATTATGAAGATGGTGCATACATGAAAGATAGTATGGGATTCATTCATGTGAGGGGCTTAATAGAGACCACTAGTACCCTCGCCGGCACCACCATCGCGACGCTGCCTGTGGGCTATCGCCCCACTAAACATTGTGTTTTTACACAATACAGCGCGGACAATGCCGTACGCGTTGATGTTGAATCAACTGGCGTGATCAAGGCGAGCACTGGGTTTACCGATGGAAATAATGAGTGGCTTTCCCTAGCCGGAATTATCTTTGATACACGATGATAAAGAAAGGATAAAAAGTAATGTCAATATTGGATACTATAAGAAATATTATTTTGGAAGATAAGGAGCTTGATGTGGATGCATGGAGCGACCCTTCATATATAGATCAAGGTACTGACCCGACAGATAGAAAGTCTTTAAAAATGACCCCGGCAGTCCTTGAAGCTATTGTAAGTAGCCCGCGCCTTTTGGCTTTGCTAGCAGCTGCTCTTAAACCTCACCTGGATGCTATTATCGATGAGTAAAGACCCCAATTATATCCCCAAGCTAGAAAAAGCTATCGCTCAGAAATATGGTGAAGAGGCGATCAACAATCCGCGGCGATTTTGGGACGAGGACAAAGAGAAAGAATATATCAAACAGTCCCTAGAAGAACGACAGAAGTTGGCTAAATTGTCCGAAAGCCAAGACAAAGTAGAACAAGACGGATTTTTAATAAACAAAAAACTACTTATTAGAGATACAAATCGCTCGTGCCCTGTTTGTAATAAATATTCATTTGATGCGCGCAACGAATTGTATATGAATAAGTTTGAATGTTGCTGGAAATGCTACATTCAATGGATAGAAGACCGGGAAGAACGATGGCTGTCTGGATGGCGGCCCACAAAGGAGAGTTAATTAATGGCTACAACACTAGAAATAATTCAAGGAATTGCCCAAGCGGCCGCTAATGCATATGATGGCTCACATGAGGAGTCCATAAATGCAGACGGCCGTGCGCGCAAGGTTGGCTTGAAACGAGAAGAGGGAGACCTTATTCAAGATAGGCGCATCACCGATGGGTTTAAGGTACGATTTAGTGGGCCTATTTTAACTATCTTGTATCAATCTGAGATTCGCCTTAAAGAGGTAGCCCAAAAGGGTTTTGAAGATGAAGTGTTGAGCATGATAAATGATATTGCCTCATTCCTTAAAAAGGAATATAAGATTATCACCAAAGACAGCTTAACCCTGACGAAGGTTGGAGAACCCTCCATCCTCGTTCAAAAGATATCTAACTTTCGCACTGATGTCTGTGCCACTTGTGATTATAAAATTGGTGGCATCGGCGATGTGGAAGAGGTCCAGATGGGGACTGACAAAGAGCGCCTAGATCAAGCGATTAAAAGTTGGCTCTCACAGGGCCCGGGCAACAAGAGGCCCCAGAACGACACTCGCAAAGGTAAATAAACGGGTGTTATGGGATATCAGCTTACTAAGCAGGAGATTCTGAAAGAGGTAGTAAAATCTGGTAAAGATCCAGTACATTTTATCACCAGCTATTGTAAAATCTCTCACCCTCAACGAGGGCAAATCCCATTTAAAACCTATGATTTTCAGGACGATCTTCTAAGAGATTTTACTGATTATCGATTTAATGTCGTCTTAAAGGCGCGCCAGCTAGGCATTTCTACTATTACAGCCGCTTACACTGTATGGCTGATGCTGTTTCATCGTGATAAAAACATTTTAGTTGTAGCTACGAAGCTTCAAACAGCGACAAATCTTGTTCGGAAAGTTAAGAAGATTATGAAGCAGCTTCCTCCGTGGATGAGAATCTCGGAGATTCATATCGATAACCGGACTTCATTTGAATTAACAAATGGTTCACAGATTAAAGCCTCCTCCACCTCAGCAGACGCCGGCCGTTCCGAAGCGCTGTCGCTTCTGGTTATTGATGAGGCCGCCCATGTTGAAGCACTCGACGACTTGTGGACCGCTCTCTATCCCACACTATCAACGGGTGGTCGTTGCATAGCTCTTTCTACGCCTAACGGTGTTGGTAACTGGTTTCACAAAGCGTGTGTGGAGGCAGAAGCGGGAACAAACGCGTTTAACATGACCACCCTAATGTGGGACGTCCATCCTGACCGCGATCAGTTATGGTTTGAAAAAGAAACCCAGAATATGTCAACGCGACAGATTGCACAAGAGCTCGAATGCAACTTCAATGTGTCAGGCGAGACGGTAATTCATCCCGACGACATTATATATTATCTGCAAAATACCGTAGAGCCCAAGCATCGGAGTGGCTTCGATCGCAACTATTGGATTTGGGAAGAGTATCAAGAAGGAGGCTCCTATTTGCTAGCAGCCGACATAGCTCGTGGTGACGGTCAGGACAATTCTGCCTTTCATGTTTTTAAGTTGGATACCTTAGAAATCGTAGCTGAGTATATTGGTAAACCAAACCCTGATGATTACGCTGATATGCTTTATAATGCAGGCAAAGAATACGGCACGTGTATGATTGTTGCCGAAAATAACAACATAGGGTTTGCTGTACTTAATAAACTTAAAGACAAAGGATATAATAACGTATATCATTCAACTAAGTCCTCTCATGAATATGTCGATCCTATCCAAGCCCAGTGGCAAACCAATATTGTTCCGGGATTTACTACTTCGAGCAAGACGAGACCTTTGGTCATTGCGAAGATGGAAGAGTTTATGAGGAACAAACTAATTAAGATTAACTCTAATCGGTTGTTATCGGAGATGAAAACTTTTATTTGGCACAATGGTAGACCCCAGGCTATGAGATCGTATAATGATGATTTAGTTATGTCATTTGCTATCGGGTGTTGGGTAAGAGATACAGTTTTAGTAGAGAATCAGCGGCTTTCTGAATATAATAAGAACGCTATTCTCTCTATTTCTACCTCTACTCGCACAATGAGCACCTCTATACCGGGGATGCTGGGGCATAAGAAACACACAGAAGATAGCAGAGTTAAAGAAGCCATAAAGTTCAATGAGCAGTACGCGGCGATTATTAAAGGATAGATAGATGCCCACCGAAAAAAAGACAGACCATAAGAATAACCCCAGAAACCCGTCGTCGCCCCTTTTTAAGAGGTTAACTCGACTCTTTTCGGGGCCCCTGATTAACTACCGCGCGCAGTTTACGCGGGAGGAAAGACGGTCAGCCCTAGACAAATATCAGTATCGATTCAAGAGCGCTAGTGGCCAGCAGTTTAAGCGCTCATCAGACAATCTATCTCGCAACTATAATATGATGACATCCGCAGCAATGCGGAACCAGAACCGTAACGAGCGTTACATCGATTTTGATCAAATGGAGTACATGCCCGAGATTGCGTCAGCCATGGATATTTATGCGGATGAAATGACGACATCAAACGAGTTTAATAAGTTGATGAAGGTAGACTGTCGCAACGATGAGATCAAGATGATCCTGGATGCTCTGTTTTATGACGTCCTTAATATAGAATTCAACGCTTTTGGTTGGGCACGTACGATGTGTAAGTATGGGGATTTCTTTTTGTACCTAGACATCGATGAGGTTCTTGGAGTCAAGGGTGTAATTGGGCTCCCGTCCGGAGAAGTGGAAAGGATGGAAGGCCAAGATCCCACCAACCCTAACTATGTTCAGTATCAGTGGAACTCCGCGAACATGACGTTTGAAAATTGGCAGTGCGCACATTTTAGGATTCTAGGCAACGATAAACATGCCCCGTACGGTACTTCAATGCTGGACCCCGCTCGTCGTATTTGGCGGCAGCTGGTGTTAATTGAGGATGCCATGTTGGCTTATCGAGTTGTGCGCGCCCCGGAGCGCCGTATGTTTAAGATTGACGTGGGGAATATTCCCCCCCAAGATGTTGAGCAGTATATGGAAAAGGTCAAGACATCCCTCAAAAGAAACTCAGTAGTGGATGCTACCTCGGGCCGAGTGGATTTGCGCTACAATCCCCTGTCGGTTGAAGAGGACTACTTCATTCCCATTCGTGGTGGAGTAGGATCGGACATCACAACACTAGCAGGCGCATCACAGCTTAATGATATTGATGATGTAAAGTATATTCGCGATAAGCTCTTCTCGGCGATTAAGATCCCCCAGTCCTATCTGTCAATGGGGGAAGGTGATGGCGAAGATAAGACGACGCTGGCTCAAAAGGACATTCGATTTGCGCGCACCATTCAGCGCTTACAACGTGCTTTCGTGTCCGAGTTAGAAAAGATTGCTGTTATTCATTTGTATACTTTGGGATACCGCAGCCAAGATCTGATTTCTTTTAAGTTGACCCTAAATAATCCTTCCAAACTGGCCGAGCTACAAGAGATTGAATATATTCGAACCAAGTTCGATTTGGCCAATAACGTTGTAGAGGGCATGTTTAGCAAGCATTGGATTGCAGAAAACATCCTCCGCATGACCGATGAAGAATTCTTGCGTAATCAACGAGAAGCTTTCTACGATAGGAAGTATCAAGCAGCGCTGGATGCGGTTACCGAAATGGGAGCCGCAGAAACTGCCGCTGCCGCAGGGTCCCTCTCGACGCCTATGGCGGGGGGTATGGAAGATCTAGTCGACGGTGAAGGAATGGACGAACTGGGGGGCGACGTCGCCACTCCGGGCGCCGCAGCACCTCCACCCGGAGAGGCCACAGGTGGGGAACTACCCGGCGCCGAAGGGGACGACTCATCACTCCTCGCAGCACCCGCGCGCGTTGAAGATAACCCCACCGATAAGAGTCTAGAACCGCAGGCCAAGGGAAAGAAGTATCATGCTCGAAAAGAGGACCGTCGCAAAATCAATAAAGATGGTCCTACTAAACGACATATGCGTTCTACTGCCGGCACTCGGCCGGCCCATCGCACTAAGCCCTCCCGCAAAGAGGTGTTCCCAGGATACGAGATCTCAAACGCTCACAAAAATATCAATAAACTTTATGAGGAATATGAACCTATTTATAGAGATGAAGAAGAAATACAACTACTTGAGAATACAAAAGACATTCGTAAATTGATAGGTCAGATGGAAGAGAAAGAGGCGGAGATTAAAAAAAGTGAGAAGCAAGCACAATAAAAAAAGAAATACGGCCTTCTTATATGAAGTGTTGACAACGGCGCTAACAAAGTCTATCATTGACAAGAACGCTCCTAAAAAAAGATTTGTTTCTGCTCTTATCAAAGAGAACTTTGGTAAGGGAATGATCCTAGGCTCGGAGTTGCAACATTATCAGGCGCTTCTTGAAACTAGCGGCCTCGAAATATATGTAGCAGAGAAATTATTACAAGAAACCAAGCGCGCCTATTCTCAATTAAACAGCAAAAGAATATTTGATTCACAAACTAAGATAATTAATAAAATTAATAAAACTCTTTCCAAAGAGGCGTGGAACACTTTTGTTCCTAATTTTAAATCTCTCGCTACGGTGGACGCTATCTTTAATATTTCAACTCCTGTTAAGCAAAGAGTTTTGCACGAGGACGTTCTTCTTAAACTGCTTCAATCACCTCAAAAACTAGAAGAGAATAGGCTACAACCTATGGATAACATTATTTATAATTCTTTTGTTAAAAAGTTTAATGAAAAATACGGCACCCTTCTACGAGAGCAGAAAGATTTATTGGGCAAGTATATCTCTTCGTTCGCCGATAACGGTTTAGAGCTTAAACTATATTTGAATGAAGAGGTGGGGCGCCTTAAAACATCCGTAGAGAAGTCTTTAAAACTAGAAGAAATATACGCCGATGAAAATATGGTCGAGAAGACTAAAAAAGTATTGGGTATTCTAGAAGAGTTTAAGAGTGCGCCCCCCACCAGCGAGGTAATAACGCGCGTGCTGCAGGTACAGCAGTTAGTCAGGGAAATACAGTCTAATGATTAACATTACGGTTGGAGGACCACAGGCCAGTGTAAAACTCCAAGCCCGAAAGACGCTCGAGGGAAATCTACTCATTATGGATCATGATACCATCGATATCGTTCTTCTTCCGGAAAGCTTTAAGGTTGTCGCCTTTCCTAAGAGTTCTGCGACTGACGATGTATACGGCACACAATCACGTTTTTTTGATTTTTTAGCCGACAAAGGGGTAATCGATCGCCAAAGTGTGCAGGGTGGCAATATTTTTAGTTCCATTGAGGGTATCATTCCGGAGAGTAAGAACGCTAATCCGCTTCAAGCAGCGGTGTATGTAATCTCCGAGTTCCTCGCAGATGAAGCAGACGCCCTCCAATCAGCCCAGAAGTATGAAAAAGAGATTGAAAATTACTTTACCGAACCCACTGACCAGGATAGCACTGAGCTTGGGGAGGTACCTCAGTA